CGGGTCCGCGCAAATAGACAGGCACTTCGGGACAGTACTCGGCAATGCTTGTGAGCATCACCCGCAAACCTTTGCCGTTGACTGTTGAGATGCAAATGGGTGCAATCACTTGGACGACTTCTTTGGCTTCTTGGCCGCCGCCTTGAAATCAGCAGCACTGGGCGCGGCCTTCGTGCCAGGCTTGTTCATCTTCTCGCCAGAGCCAGCCGCGATACGCGCTCTCTTGGCTTGAATATTCGCATAAAGGCCAGGCTTAGTCTTCATTCTTGACCCCAATCTTGATCGTCAGCAAGGATTCAGGCTCTTCCTCGCCATCATCTTCCCTCACCACCCAAGCCGAACAAGTACGGCTGGACGCGCACTTGAAGTCAAAGATCTCGCAATATCCCAAGTCGCCAGCGTCAATCATGGCCCAAGGGTCGCCCTCGTCGCCAATGCCTTCAGCAATGCACTCAAGCATCGACTCTTCCTGATTGAACGCCGCGCAGTTCCCGCAAAGGCTCTGCTTGGCGTCATCCTCAGACACCTGCCACTCCTTCGCCATCTTCATCCAATACTGCTTATTGGGCAGCTTGGGATTCTCAGGCCCATAGTCAGCAGAATTGATCGCCTTGCCGCGATTCTTCAGATTCAACGTGATGTCTTGAGTCGCCATAGGACAGCTCTCGCCCTCATCGCCGCCCTCATAACCCTCTTCTTTGTCCATGGCCTGGTCCATGGTGCGCTTTAAAGTAGCCATTACTTCTCCTTGTATACTATTGCAATGAAAACTACATTGCAATCGCTGTCATGAAAACTTCAGAATGCTTGTTCTGCAAAGAACAATTTACTCCAAAAAAGAAAACCACAAAATACTGTTGCAGACATTGCCAGGCAAAGCACATTGCTGTTTTGTTTGGCAAGCAGCGGGCAGAAAAACGAAAGAATGGGAAAACTCTTTCATGTTTAATTTGCTCAACATCATTCTATGTCCCCGCATACAGAATCGACACAGCAAAATTTTGCTCCAGAAAATGCACAGCAATTGCCCATCCAGAAAACACCAAAAAAGCTCAACTTGCCAGCCCACTCATGAAAAGAGCAGGCATTGGATCAATCAAAAAATACACTGTTATCAAAGTTGATGGAAAGTACATCAGAGAGCATCGCCATGTCATGCAAGTACATCTTGGCCGAAAATTAGACCGCAATGAGCATGTGCATCACATCAATGGCGACCCAACTGACAACAGAATTGAAAACCTGCAAGTTTTGACAAACTCAGAACATCAAAAGCTGGAACTCAGCTTTTTTTCTTCTGCTTCACCCCAGCAGAACGCAAAGCAATAGCCACCGCCTGGCGAGGATTCTTTACAACCTTGCCGCCCTTGCCAGAGTGCAAAGTGCCAGCCTTATATTCACCCATCACCTTGCCAACCTTCTTTTGTGCCTTGGTCATCTTCATCGCGGTTTCTCCTTGAAAAATAGGTTGTTGGTGACTCCCATGAGGCAGGGTGTGGCAGAAAATCAGCAACGAAAAACTTCCAGCGGAGCCAAACCGCTTTCACCAACACGGCTGGGGACTGGTGGGCATTCCTGTGTGGGCGAGCCAGTGGTATGTACCCGCTTGGACTTCCCTGACTAGCCAATCCCCATGCGTGTTGGTCAGGGCATCCCACCCTGTTGTCCCTTCTACTCGGCTGGGCTAACCTATCCGAGGCGCTACCTCGGCTTCTTTCATCAACACGGCTGGGGACTACATCCTCCTATACAACTTGGAGCCGCCAAGTCTTAAATTCGGAAAGCCCTAAAGCGTCAGAGGGGTCGAGTTCCAACCAATCCCCTGCGTGTTGACGCATAACGCAATTATGCAACCCGTGGCAAGTTTCTGCGCAGTGGCTGATTCCACTTGGTCGAGCCTGCCGATCCATACATCCCAATCACAGCATCAGAAGCAAACGTCAAACAAAAAGCATCAGCTCTGTCTGGCGACGACATCCCGCGCTTTTTAAGTTCATCCTTGCCCTCAATCTGGATCTTGCCGTTGGATGTAAAGCTGTACCTGACAGCCGCCAATTCACCAATCAACGCCTCATCCTTTGGCATCCGGCAATCCCGCTGCTCAAGCCACGCCTTGGCCTTGTGCCACAGCTCAGCCTTCAAATTCCTATAAGTCCCGCCCATGGCCGGTGACTCGGCCACGTTGATGCCGCGAGCAGGCAAACCCAACTCTTTGAGTCGATCAACCACGCCAGCGCCCAAGCCAATCGAGTCCACCAGGATTTCTTGCGGACGTTGGCTGGGGACGAGGATCTCATACTCGGCCACGACTGCACCTGTCAATTGCATTAAATCGAGGTTTTTCCACGTTTTTATGGGCTCCAGCACCGCATTCCCCTGCCTCTTGCACAGAGCAGACCTGTCAGAGCCAAACCGCGCCACATCCAAGCCCCACACAAGAGGTGCGTGCTTACTCGCCTCCACATCCCGCTGTGTCGCCAACTCAAGCAACTCCATCGGGATCACGGTGTCATCGTCACTCCTTGGAAACTCGCCAAGGACGCGAATGCGATAGGCATTTGACTCCTCGCCGTAACGCGCCTTCATCTCCTCAATGTAGGCCTCGCTGACCCTCGGCGAGTCGGCGCAAGACACCTTCATCGTGATCCAGTCAGCCGTCAGACGGTTGTGCGTGTCAAAAAAGAACCCGCTGGACCGCACAGGGTTGCCCAGCAACAGGGTGACGGCGGCGTGTCCCGACATTGAGCCAGCCGCGGCCTCAAATACCTGTTCAGGTATACCGCTGGCCTCGTCAGCCACCAACATCACGTTGTCACTATGAACCCCCTGTAAGGCTTCAGGCTGCTCGGCGCGGCTAGTCCTGGCAGAGATAAACGCCTCGTTGTTGGCGCTCTTCATCTCAATACGGTCCTGCTTGACCTCCAATTGGTCCTGCAACATGGGCGGCAACACCTTCACCCATCTCTTGACCTCAGCGAACAAAGCGTCATAAAGCTGGCTGCTGGTGGGGGCCGTCACCACAATCTTGACAGGGAAGCGCAAAAACAGATACCAGAGCATCGCCCAGGCTGACGCCGTAGATTTGCCAACGCCATGGCCTGATCTGACCGAGATGCGGCGGTTGCCTGCCGCGATGTGATTCAGGAACTCAATCTGCCAGACATCAGGCTCAGTGTTCAACACCTCGCGCACAAAGAGCACAGGGTTGTTCTTGTAGAGCTTGACGAATTCCACAAATGGGTTATCAGGCACAGCGTCAAATTTTTTTTTGGGGCGCGCTGTCGCGGTGGCCGGTGTGGGGGTAGGGGGGTGGGTCATGGGTTTCGCTGTCTCTTAGGGTGCACCATCAACCGCCCCGCCGCGCCGAGCGAAGGGGGGGGTCGAGCCGCCGCGCCAGCGGGTGAGTACCTTCGGCGTATGTGGACAACTTCCGAGGCGCAGATGCGCGTAAGTCGTTGATTCGATTGGCTTTTGTGGATATGCGTGCATTTGTCGGCTTTACACGATGTCCATTATGTTTACTCGTTTGCATGTTACGCACAGGTTATACATGCGCAACAGCGGCAAATGCCAGTTGTCCACAAGCCGCGATGAACATCATGCCTTTTCCCCTGTGGATAAGTCGTCGATGACCTCGACATGTCGCAGTGCATCAATGCGCAGGTCCTGCATGTTGATCGTCACCTGCGCCTGCTTTTGTAAGCCATAAGTTTTCTGATCCCACCTTTCGGCCAGCCATTGCCGAGTGCGGATGCGCTGGACATCGCGCTGCGGATTGCTGTCGGCCATGCTGTCTGCGATGTCCAGAGTCTCCACCGCGAGTTTGTCGGCCGCTTTCGCGCGCGCACGCGCAATTATATGGGGATCGGTATCCTCGATCCATTGCTCTAGCGCCCGTCTCCCGATACCCAGCTCGTAGCAGATCTGTGTCTGCGACCGGCCATCCTCAAACATGCTGACGATCATGTCGTCTGGCAACTGCTCAAGCATTGCCATGTCTTGTCTGAACTTTGGTCTTCCTGGCACGCTCAATACCCCCTTACAGCCGTTTTGACGCGCTGGACAACCGCCAGCACCTTCTCGCGGATTAAAGCCGCCAAACGCTTAATTTGTCCCATGTTTGAACCTCTCTGCTGCTTTTGAGTTGAACTTGAACTCTGTTGGCTCATTGTCGCTGAATGTCAGGTCATTTTCAAAGTCGTCAAATCCTGTTTCACCACCCAGCTTGGTTGACGTGAACTTTGTTACCTTGGCGCTTGGATCAAAGGCCTTGACCTTGATCACGTCTTGGACTATCGGCTCCATCATGAAGACTTCCAACTCTTCCAGGCTCCAGATGTGCTCATCCCGCAGATCTGTTCTGGATGTCTGGATTGCCAGTGCCTCGTTCAGTGTCCTGACAACCACCATGACCTGACCATTGCCCATCTCCCACTCGATCCTCGGAATATCTTTTCCTGCTGGCTGGAACCCTGCTTCGGTTGCCTTGCTGTCCAGCACGCCAAAAGCTCTGATCATTCCCGCCACCGCAGAATCGAACTTGATCTGATCCTTGGCCGCGATGAACTGGTGAACTCGACTGTTTTGAATCCAAAATTTCTCTCTGACGTCACTGTCAACTAAAGTAATCAGTCGATTTTCTCCCCACTTCCTGTCGCTGGCCGCCTTGACTGCCTCCAATTCCACCAACTTTGCTTGAACGTGAATCGTCCAAGGATCTGCTGGTGGACGTGGTGTCTCCACCAAAGGAAGCTGATTCGGTTTTCTCGTTTTCTGTTTCGTTGCCATTTTTGTTTCTCCTTGCTTGGTGACACGCTATCGGCGACATCACAGGAGACAAACCTCCGAGTCTTTAGACTCTCGGTTTGTCTTGTCGCCTGAGACAAAGACAAACGGCGACATTGTCTCCATTTGTCTCCATATTTCAATTCTTTTGCACTACTTTCTTCAATCCATCAAAAAACAGGAGACAAAGTCCAAATGTCTCCATTTTTTGTGCGTTTAGTATTAAATTTGCTGTTAATAGGCATCTTTGTCGTCATCGCTTGTTTCCGGCCACACATATTTGTCTCTGATCCCAATTTCTCCAAACTTGTGCAAATCGTCTTGCGCCCGAATCCAAGCCTTGTCGAATGCTTTCCTTACATTTAGCTCTGAGTCGTCTGTGACTCCCTTTTTGGACCTGAATTCGGCACGCCAGTCGTCTAAATTGACAACCGTCCTGAGCTTTCCTT